TGAAGAATGGAAGCCGGTTTTAGAGCCGCTTGGTGTTGAGTGTACTCTGGAATCGGCTTTGCTTATGGCTCAGATCAAGATGGCACTGGCAGGAGATACGCAGGCAGCGAAGTTTGTGGCGCAGTATTCTGGCCAGAGTGGCAGAGCTGAGGAAGATATTGAGAACAAGAAAGCAGATACAGAGCTGATCAAGGCAAGAAAAGAAGCTATCACAGGTGAAAATGAGAATGATGAGGCGCTTGATCGGCTGGATCAGATTCTGAAAGAGGTGCGGGACAATGCAATTAAGCAAGAAACAGAATGAGTACATCGTGAACGCAACTCATAGATGGAATATCAAATCCGGAGCAGTACGTTCGGGAAAATCATATGTTGATACGGCTTTTGTTGTTCCTTTTCGTATCCGGGAGAGAATTGGTAAGCCAGGACTTAATATTATCCTTGGAGTATCTAAGGAATCTATCGAACGAAATGTGCTGCAGCCAATGCGTGAGATTTATACAGATAAACTAATTGGACAGATTAATAACCGAAATGTGGCTCATATCTGTGGAGATGAAGTGTATTGCCTAGGTGCTGAGAAGGTCAGTCAGGTAGCAAAGATTCAGGGGGCCAGTATTAAGTATTGCTACGGTGATGAGGTTGCAAAATGGAACAAGGAAGTGTTCCAGATGCTGAAATCACGACTTGATAAGCCGTATTCATGTTTTGATGGATCCTGCAACCCAGAGCATCCAACACACTGGTTAAAAGAGTTTTTAGATAACGATGAATTAGACATTTATCTGCAACGATACACGATTTTTGATAATCCATTTCTTCCTTCAGAATTTGTTGAGCAGCTCTGTAAGGAGTATGAGGGGACTATCTATTATGACCGTCTTATTCTTGGTCGCTGGAAGAGGGCAGAGGGTGCTATTTATAAGCGATTTGCAGATAATCCTGAGAAGTTCCAGTGCGAAGTTGTGGAAGAGCTGACAGATGATCCGGAGCATAAGCAATTTAAAAAAGACGATATCGTATCAATAGAGATCGGGCTTGACTTCGGTGGCAATCAATCAGGTCATTCTTTTGTGGCCAGAGGTTACACAGATGATTACAGGGATGTGATCGGAATTATGTCTAAGCGAGTTATGGCAAAGGATGCGAATGAGGACATTGATAGTAATATGCTGGATCAACTGTTCTGCGATTTTGTTCAAGAGGTTATTGATAAATACAGTGTGATCAAAAAACAAGGCGATTATGTAGAATACTGCAACGTTGAATCTGTGTACTATGATAATGCAGAGACTGTTCTTGGCAATTCTATTCGTAATGCGGTAGAAAAGAAGTTCCCCTGGATTGTTGTCCGAAAGGCGAAGAAAGCAACAATACTTGACCGGATCCGTTGTATAGTTCGACTGATGGGAGCAGGGAGATTTTGGATAACAAAGGATTGCAAGTCTCTGCAGACAGCGTTTTCAGATGCCGTTTGGAACAAAGACGTAAAGGACAAGGACGAACGCCTGGATGATGGAAGTACTGACATTGATAGCTTGGATGCTTTCGAATACACGATTGAAAGAGATATGAGGGACCTGATAGAAGAGGTGGAAGATGTTTGATGGATTAAAAAGACTATGGGGAAGGATAGTGAACATGTTTAATTATACGACCTTTAAAAATATAATCGGCAAAGATGTGGCGCTGTCGCAGACCATGATCGATGCCATCAATAAATGGAAACGAATGTTAGCTGGGAATGCGGACTGGTGCGGTGATATCGTAGAATCACTGAAACTGGAAGAAGGTATCTGCCGTGAATTTGCAGATTCCGTTCTGGTGGAGATGGAAGTCAAGATTTTGAATAACAACAATATGGACAAGGTTCTTCAGAAGAGTCTGTCGGATATGAACAAGAAGCTGCAGACCGGTCTTGCTCTTGGAGCAATGATTCTCAGACCACTTGGTCCGGATAAGGCAGAGTATGTTGCAGCAGATAAGTTTATTCCAATCAGCTTTGACGATAGCGGTATTCCAAATGACATTGCTTTTCTGGTTGTAAAGTGTGTTGATGAGAACAATTACTACACAAGAGTTGAGCGACATTATTTTACAAATGGGAATCTGACAATTGAGAATAAATGTTATCATTCGCAGAGCCAAAATGATATTGGTCAGAGCTGCAACTTGGATGAAGTTGCAGAGTGGGAAAGCATTCTTCCAGGTCCGATCATTTATCCCGGCATGATTGAAATGGATTTCGGCTATTACCAAAATCCAATTGAGAACAAAGTAGATGGTTCTTCCTGTGGCATATCTGTGTATGAATCAGCAGAGAATCTGATCAGAAAAGCGGATGTACAAGGAGCGCGATTGGATTGGGAATATGATTCCGGAGAACGTGCAATCCATGTGGACGATAGAGCACTTAAGAAAAAAGGAGGAAACACTTATCTTCCAAGACTTAAGAAACGTCTGTATAAAGGACTTAATCTTGAAGATGGAAAAGATAAGGATCTGTACAAAGAGTATTCTCCTGAAATGCGAGATGAAGCATTCAGAAGAGGTCTGGAAGAATACAAACGAGAAATCGAATTTAATGTCGGTCTTGCCTATGGAGATCTGTCTGACGCACAGGAAGTGGATAAGACAGCTACAGAGGTACTTGCTTCCAAGACAAGAAAATATAACCGTGTCACAGCGATTCAAGACAAGCTGGAAGAATGTCTGAATGGATTTGTAAACGCCCTGGCTTTTTACAATGGCTCTTATATGTCCGGAGTGGAATTTACCTGTGAGTTTAATGATTCAATTCTGGCTGATGAAGAATCTGAGAGGCAGCAGGACAGGCAGGATGTGAGCATGGGAGTTATGAGCCTGGTTGAGTATAGAATGAAATGGTACAACGAAGACGAAGAGACAGCAAAATCTAAGATACCTGAACAGAATCAGGTGATGGAGTGATATGCGAGATGACTACAAGAATCAGATGGCCGGTAAGATTGCTGAAAGATATCAAGACTTAGAACTTCGAATCATGCAGGATATTGTTCGCCGGATCAAGAAGACTGGAAAGATTACAAGCACAGCAGACTGGCAGATTAATAAGCTACGGATTTTAGGATATTCTTCAGAGGATATTGAACGAGAAATCAAGAAGACATTGAATGCTTCTTATCCAGAGATGTTCGAGTTATATGACAAGGTGATTGATTGGGAATATGTCAGGAATAAGGACATATATGAGCAGATTAATGCCGAGTACATACCATTCGAAGAGAATGGACAACTCAAGCAGATTACAGAGGCAATCATAGATCAGAGTTTTGAAGATATGGAGAATGTAACGAATTCGTTAGGATTCTATTTGGATTATGGGAATGGAAAGAAAGTTATAACCCCATTATCACAGGTGTACACCAAATATCTCGATTCAGCATGCTATGATATTGTGACCGGAGCATTTGATTACAACAGTGTGTTGCGTAGAGTTGTGACTCAGCTCACCAATAGCGGACTTCGACAGATCGATTATTCCTCCGGAAGAGCCAATCGGGTTGATGTAGCTGCAAGGAGAGCTGTCATGACGGCAGTCAGCCAGATTACCGGAAAGATATCAGAGTACAATGCAAAAAAGCTTGGAACAGAATATTTCGAAGTTGAGTGGCATGCCGGAGCACGTCCAACTCATTCCGTGTGGCAGGGAAGAGTTTGGAAGGAAGAACAGTTGTATTCGGTATGTGGTCTTGGAACAGTAACGGGTCTCTTGGGTGCTAACTGTTATCATACATATTATCCGTTCTTTCCTGGTATATCTGAGCGTAATTGGTCTGATGATTGGTTGGACGCAAAGAATGAGGAAGAGGCAGAACCTAAGATATTTGCAGGCAAGAAATATACTCTGTATGAAGCAAAGCAGAGACAGCGTCAGATGGAAACAGCAATGCGAGCACAGCGCGAAAAAGTGCAGCTGCTGCAGCATGGGGGCGCGGATCTGCAGGAAGTGATGCTTATGAAAGCAAAATACCAAGGTCAGCTTAATGAATATGCTAAATTTTCTAAAAAGATGAAACTGGAACAGGAACGTGAGAGAATATATCTTGATATGCGTGGAAGAATAGCAACTAATTCGAAGCAACAGAATTCTATGTTTCCACCGGAGATGATTCAAAATGCATCAAGTGATATTGCTCAGTATAAGAAATACAAGGAAATTCTGGGAGATTCTATCGGATCACTTGTAAAGTTTGGTCAGTTAAAATATAATGATAGTGAGAAATGGGAAAAGGTTCAAAGCAAATTTTTCACATATCTTGAGATTGACAAGAAAGATTGGTCTCAAGAGTTCAAGATTAAATCCAAACAAGCATATGATAGATTCAGAGAGCAAGGAGAAGAATTATCAGTTCATGCTTTGAGTCGATTGCCAAGATTGAATGAGCCAGGATATGAAGTGATTCACGAAAAAGATGTTCTCGAGCTGGTAAAAACAAAGCCGAATTATTCTGAAGGAGAAGAAAAAATAATTTGGTTCAGTCCAAGTAAACAGCTTGTAGTTATAAAAAATAAAAACTCTGGTGATATAGTTAGTATTATTCGGAGAAAAAACA